GGCGATCGAGTCGATCGCGCCGCTAACGTCTTCGTAGATACTCTGGAAGAAGCCGTGGTATTCGGTGAAGTCAGGTCCGACGACGTTCCAGTGGTGTCCCTGCGCCTTGAAGCTCAGCACGACTGTGTTGCCAAGCAGCGTCGCGAGCGCAGCTGCAAGTTCTTGGTCGGCAAGACTTCGAGGACTGAAAGATTCTGGGTACGTGTGCATGTCTAGACCTCAGGCGTCTCTGGCGCTGGAGCCTCTGTTGCTTCAGGCGTTGCTGGAGCCTCTGCTGGAGTCTCAAGAAGCTGTTGGACCTCTGCTGGGATCGGCGCCGGGTTCGCGGCCTGCGAAGCAGCGCGCATCGCCTGCATCACGTCAGGAGCGACAGCTCCGAGCAAAGCTTCTGTAAGCTCAGGCGTGATCGAGCCTTTCTCAAAGAGCATTCGCAATGCCATCTCGGTAGAGTTCGGCGCGTCTGAGTCACTGAAGCCGTGCATGCGGCGCCAAGTACCAGAAGAGATCGCCATGCGGTCGAAGCCCGAGTCGGCGTCTGACGCTCTGTCATTGCGCGTCGCGACCTGGCTTGGGTCGTACCAGATGCACATACGGTTGACGTCGGACTCGTCGAAGCCGTTCGCACGGAGGTAAGGACGGAAGTATACGACGGTCAGCGCGTCTGCGATCAGCAGCATCAGCGGCTCGATGTGAGCCTTGTACAGCGACTCGTCGATCTGCATCGCGTTGGAGTACTTGACGTTCGCGAGTCCTGTGACGATGTCCTTCGGAACGTCGAGTCCCTGGAGGATACGCTCGAGCACGCGGTCGGCGCGCTGAGCAAGAGCTGGGTCGAACGAGCGCTCGAACTTGAACTGCTTGATCTTGTCTCCAAGCTCGGCGGGACCTCGGATGATCAAAGGCACAACGGCTGACGCTGAGTCCTCGTCCTTGATCGGCGTCGTCATCGCGTCGATGAGCTGATCCTCGAACTCGTCGGCCGACTCTTCAGGCGTGTAGTTCGGGTCCATGTCCGTACCTTCGTCGTACGGGTAGTCTGGGTCTGGATTCGCTGCTACGCTCAGACCGTCTGGCAGGTAAAGGGCACCAGCGTTCAAGCGGGAACGCGCCGTCGCACGGAACGTGCGATTGAGCAGCAGCAGCTCAGCGCAGAGGTCCAGGAGGCCGCGCAACGACGAGTCTGCCTCGTCGCTGTATCGCGGGTGCGATCGCCAGATGCGGCCGACGAAAGCCGAGCCGCCAAGCTTTGTAAGTCCGCTAGCGCCAGCGGAGCGAGAAGTCTGTGTGCTGCTTCCTGTAGCAAGCTCGCGTCGCGATGCGACGGTGTAGTTGCCCTTGGTGTCCATCAACAGCTCGTCTACGGAGCGCACGTCCCAGGACTCTGGAACTCCAGTGCCGATGCGCTCTGGCATCTGCACGAGATAGCACTCGCCTGCGACGCTGAGGTTCAGCGCGGCGTCGCGGAGCAGACCTGCCTGGCCGCCGTACGCCGAGTCAAGACGAGCAAGAGCTCGTTCTGCGGCTGCGCCGAGGCGCTGGTCGATCTTGTCCGAGTCACGGACAGAGACCGGAGATTCTGCTGGATTATGAACGACAGCGGCGTAAAGACGGATACGAGACACGACGGACGCGACAAGGTTGAACGCGTACTTGATCTCACCGATGGCGTCGTAGTATTCCCACGCCTCGGACTGCCACTGGCTCGAGCCGGCTGCCCGGCGAGACTTGAAACGATCTGCTTCTCCGCGGTCGCCGACCTTCATCTGCGCGGCGGCTGCGGTCATTGAACGCGGCGTGTTGAACGCGGCGGACTGGGCCTGAGACCCGAACGACACTGGAACTAGACCGCCGGTTCGCGGCTTGATCGACTCTTCGCGGCGGAAGACGCCCACATTTGCTCCTTAGTCGTTGTTTGTCTGGTTAGAACGGAACGGTCTTATGGTCGATCGCAATCTTTGCGATTGATCAAAGTCGTGCGGTTATGGCACCTGCAACCAGCGAGGCGGCGAGAACCGACGCCACGACGATCACAAGCGTTGTACTAATAATACTCATAAGAACGAGCGCTGATGACGCCCACATGCTGGTGCACCAGTCGCAGGTGAGAACGTAGCCGATCTTCGACGACTCGGGCGGCCACTTCTTCCAGACCCTGTCACGGAGGGGTGACAGGATCTGGTCGGTCGTGATCAGGCGGGTCAGCCGTGCCGTGGCCAGGCAGATCACCACGAAGAGAAAGAAGTCTGGTGTCGTCATGTCTACTCCGTCGGGTCCTTGCTCGAGTGAATCGTGTTATAGGGGCTCCACGACCGGAGCCGAGAACCGCAACCGCAGTTGTCGTCCTTCGAGATCGCGAGGACCTTGCCCGAGACCGTCGTGACGCTAGAGGGTTCTTTCTTCGTGCCGATGACGTGCGACTCGTGCTTCTCTCGGAAGATCAGCATCGGGCCTCCGGGCGCGTCGGCGGCGATCAAGACGAGCGAGTCCGTGACGACGACCCGAGTCCGTGAGACCGTCCGCGGCTCGGCGCCCTCCGCCGTGACCGTGACGATCGCGGGAAAGACATCAAGCAGAACTCGGGCCTGGTTGGGAGTCACCGGCCAAGCCTCCGGGCCATCGCTCGATAGGTGACGCTCGCTGCCTCGGCAAGTTCTCTGACGGGAGCTCCTCTGTCATAGAGCTTCTTTACCAGCTCGGTGAGCTCGTCGTTTGCGACACCGAGCGGCCCGAGCCTCGGAGTTCCTGCTCGGTAGCGGCGGGCCAGCGGAGCTAGCTCGGAGATCCGGGCCCGCTCTTCTGCTGAGATGACGGAAGATGACGGATCTACCTGACGGTAGTCTCGTGTCGGTGCGGGCGGGCGGTGGGTCGAGGTGAAACTTTCCGCCGTATCTATGGTTGAAGAAGAGGAAGCGGAAGAGGAGGACGTGAGGGAAGAAGGAGAGGAAGGAGGGACGGGAAGAGGGAGATCAGGAGAGGGAGAGAGAACGGTGAGCCAGGAGCGGATCGAGGTCCGGGCCTTGGGCGGGTCAAAGGCCTCGGCAAGAGAGGAGAGCGACCAGCCGGCTCTGTACAGGTCGCGCACGCGGGCACGCTGGTCCATACGCGGGAGCGAGCGGAGGAACCTCACCTCATCTTTAGGAAGCTCTGCTCTCCTCGCTGGGCGTCGTTCTCTCTGCATGACTCTTCATGGTATCACGAGACAATAGGGACGCCTGAACTTTTGTGTACAGAACGCGGATTTGTACACTAAGGTTGGCTCTTCGAGTGTCTTGTGTACGAACAGGGAGATTAGTACATTATGATAACTGATCTTGACCTGCAAGAACGGAGTCGTTAGTTTTGGGCCTCACTCGAAGTGTTTCGGGACTTTTTGTCCAAGCTCGAAGAACTTTTTTTCTCGAAGTAGAACTTTTTGTCTCGAAGTGACTTTTGTGAGCGTGTGAGCGAAAAGTTTGTGCGTGTGAGCGAAAAAGTTGAGCGTGTGAGCGACGAAGTCGTGTGTGAGAGAAAGATGTGTGATCAGAAGTTGTGAGCGTGAGCGTGCGTAGCGAAAAAGTTTGCGCGTGATGAGAATAGTTGCTACAGAGTTCGAGCAGTGACTACTTGAGCGAAAAAGTTGCTACAGAGTGAGAATAGTTGCTACTGAGCGAGAGTAGTTGCTACGTGAGCGAAAAAGTACTTGTATAGTCGTCGTGTGACGCGTGTAGCAGAAAAGTTGCTACGCGTGGAGAATGGTTGCTACGCGAGCGAAAAAGTTGCTACAAGGCTCGAATAGTCGCTACTCGGTGTGAATAGTTGCTACGCGGTCAGCGTAGATCTATAGATTGACGTTGACGTTGATGTCGCCATCGAAGAGTTTCGCGAAGGTGGCCGCATCCATCAGGCCGTCACCCGCAATACCGCAGGCCTGCTGAAACTGAGCGACGGCAGAGCGCGTGAGGTCGCCGTACCAGCCGTCCTTGTCGTCCAACGCGACCGTATGTCCCAGTTCCGCAAGGCGTCGCTGGACATGGTGAACCGTAAGCGACTTGCGCTGAAACTGGTTCTTGAACACGCACTTCCCGAGAATCACCTCGTCTACAGCCGCACCGCTGACCGCGTGTGGAGCGCGAGCCGCAGGGCGTGGCTTTGTGGTCACCTTGTCAGCCGGCTTCGGCTTTGGTTCTTCCTTCACGACTGGTGCGTCAACCTGCTCCGCAGGGGCGTCAACCTTTTCAACTGGTGCGTCCACCTTCTCAACAGGTGCGTCCGCATTCGTGGTCTCGAGATCTTTTGTTTCGTCGGTCATTGCTACTCCGTTCTAATGTCTGTACAACTGTATCAGCGTGGTCCGAACACACGCGGGCCCTTGCTCTGACCGCTGCGGAAGTTCGGTAGGCGTCGACCCGCAAAGGACTTCGCCGTGATCCGCCCGCCGAGAAAGCCCTCGGGTGGTTTGATCAACAGGGCGGTCAGCGCGTGCACGAGTGCGTCCACTCTGTCTGGGGACTTTCCTTCGCCAGGAATCCACGCGCACATCTGTGACTCAAGATCTGTCAGGTAGTTCAAATGATGAACTCTGTTTTGCTCGTAGGCCAGCGTGATCGGCTCGGCGCGCAGAGCCTTGCCGAACTTCGAATGAACCTCAAGAACCTTCACCGTAGGATCAATCGTCTGGATCGCGTTGCGCACCAGCGCGCCGCCTTGATTCACCTCAGCAACGACAGGGCAACCCCACTTGCGCGCCATCGCGACTACCGCATTGGCCCACCTGTCTGGAGCGCCGTGAACGGTCGCGTCTTCAAGAACCCACGCGTGACGCTTATAGAGATCTCTGTCGCCGGTAGAAGCGCAGACGACGATCCCGCATTCGTCCTTCGGGTTCTCCGCGACGGACGGGTCAACCCCGACGATGCGAAGCGGTGCTGCGAGAGGAATGGTTGTCTGGCGTGAGCGCTCAATGAGATCGAGCACCCACAGCGCTCCCTCGACATCAGACAGCATCTCGCCATAGAGTTCCTGCGCCGCCAAGCGAGTACCCGCATACACGCCGGTAATCGCTTCAAGATACGTGTCAGACAGGTTTCCTGCGTTGTCCATCGTCGACCCACGACTGATGACGACGCGACCTGTGCGATCAGCCTCCGCAAGGAGATTATAGAGAACAGGGACGCGCTTTGGCGTCGTGGTCGCGAGGATCTGTGGTGCGCTCCCGAGTCGGGTGCCGACGCGAAGGTTGTCCCATGATGTCATACCCGCAGCGTCTGGCGTCTGTCGCCACGCGGCGATCTCGTCGGCCCAGGCGTAGTGGAACTGCGGACCGCGAAGTCCGTCTGGTTCATCAGCGGTGAAGCATGTCGCGGTGTTGCCGTTCGGCCAGGTTAGTCGTCGTTTTGATGGTTCGTAGAGCGGGCGTTCGCTCGGAGGCGATACGTTGATGATCCCGGATTCTCCTTCAACGATGACGTCGCGAACGTCAGCCGCAGTTCTTGCGACCAATGCGAAGCGCAACTTTCCTTTCGTCGTGTCCTTGGCCTTCTCGCGGATCCACTCGGCGGCGCTTCTTGTCTTACCCGCACCGCGGCCGGCCATGTAGAGCCAGATCGCCCAGTCGTCGCCCGGCGGTGGCTGCTGCTCGGGTCGTGCCCAGGCTTTCCAGTCCCACACGAGTTGATCCATGTCGACGCCCGCGAGCACCGCAGATCTCTCCTCGTCGCTCATGAGCGCAAGTTTCTCCATCAGACTCTTGGCCATGAATCAATTGTAACTCAACTTCAGTCTTGCGGGAGTGTGATCTCCTGTGAGGGACGGATGTCGGTGCCGTACTGCGCGACCAACTTGTCGGTCGCCTTCTGCACGTCGCCCTTGCAGTACGTCTCGGCGATGCGCCACAGCGTGTCGCCTTCCGCAACGATGACGCTCTTGTTCTCGCAGTGCATTCGGCCGGCGTCAATCCACCAGCCAAGCGCAACGCCTGCTGCTGCTGCCGCAATCGCGATGATTACTCTCTTCATTTGGTTTCTCCTTTGCTCGGGTTCTCCGCCCTCACAATCCATCGCGTCAGCGATGAACTCTGAGGACGGGCCCTCTTGCGAGGGCCGCGTCCCGATGACCGGTCGTCAGACCGCGTAAGCGATCTCGTA